GAATTTGTATATGTTGAGGTTTAAAAGCTATAATTCTCATTCCTGATTCATAATAACATTTTTATCTAGTAAAGTTATCTTACCTAACTCGTTCCAACTGTAATATTTTATAGATATACCAAATTGGCGTCGCATAATAGGATCTATGTATCTATTAATAAAACGTTTCCAATTACTTGAATTCGTTTCAACATACGCTAAACCTCTATATCCAGTTCTCACATTTGCAAAACCACTTTCGTTTATGAGTCCGATAAAAAATGGGTTCACAACCGAAGGGTTAGGTATTCTCATGTCAGTTTCTAACAAATCTATTATATAATACCCATTATTTTCTAAAATTAAATTTGCTTGTAATTGTGGATAATTTCCTATATATGCTCTGATGTCACCGGGACTCGGATACGTGAATAGATTTCTGTTATTGTTTGGGGGTACAGTGTGTGTGTGATACATTATATATTGTTTAAATTCATTCATTGTGGGTTGTACGACGGTATAATTATGATTTGTGCGTGCTGTAGGTGAATGGAATTTTACATAATTTCTTGTATTTTTTAGAGTAAATTGTATCACGCCTACGTATTCGGCTTGATTTCTTAACGACTTATTAACATATATATCTTTCAAGTTGTCAACTAATTTTTTACTCATTCGAACCGATAAATAACGATTATTAACATTAGTCACCGTTCCAAGATTGTAGGTATTCTTTGGAATATGTATTTTTTTAAAGTTTTTGTATAATCTATTGATTGAAGTGTACGGGTCCTTCCTCGCATCTCCCAGTGTCACACTTCTATTTTTTGTCTGTCTTTTAAGTGTTTCAGCTCGCCGTTTAGATGTACCCGGTGTTTTAATTTTTTTTATAGGTGTTCTGTCTACCATATCTTAATATTCCATGACATTTTTATCTACCGTGACCCTGTTTAGTTACTTTAAATTGTGGAGCTACTCTTCCTCTTACATTTTTAGGGTCTAGTTTCGATGCATTTTGTCTAGGGTTAAATAATTTTTTATGCGCTTGCCAATATTCCGGTGCCCCTACTTTAAAATTTTTATGCATACGAGCCTTATACCAAAATACACAATCCTCGATGCGATTAGACTTACTAGTATTATCTAAAACAATACATTCATAATTCTCTGTACAAGCATCCATCACCTTGTTAAACATATCAAAATTCGGAAAAATACCAAAAAAGCTCTTGTATAACTTTTCTCGATTCTGAATTATGTTCTCGCGAAGGATGAAGACATAATCAACATTAGCTCGTAGCGCTGGTGGAAGATCCATACAATACTGCATCGTCAGCATGAAAAAAATTTTCCAGTGACGACCGTTCATAAAACACTGCCTGATGCAGGTATCACGCATGAATTTACTATCGTACATGCAATCATCGAGTAATAAAAAAGCTCCACAATTTGATTTACCCGCACCCACCAACTTCCTCTGTCTATCCATTACTCGTTCGATCGCATCTTTATCATAATCTCCATATATAAACAAATCTGGTACGTACTGTTGATAATAGTGATTACCTTCTTCTGTTGCAGACAGTACTATACCGGCTGGTAAATGTTTTTTATGCCATAAAATATCAGTTACCAATGTCGATTTACCTGTGTTACGTTTGCCGATAAATACACATACTTTATCGTCAGCAATTTTAGCGGGGTTAAATTTTCGTAAACGTAAATCCATCTATAATACTGCCCCGTTTTAATTCATAAAATTTTACTCACATCTAGTAAGAATGGCAGGTCGCGTACAGCTTGCCATCAGGGGTGTTCAGGACCAATGGCTGAACGGTGACCCACAATTTTCGTATTTTGTTACAATATTCAAAAAGCATACCAGGTTTTCTACAGAATCTGTAGAAGTACCATTGACTGGTGATATTTCATTTGGTAAATCTGTTCACTGCAGGATACCAAACAATATGGGAGATTTATTACGCAACGTAATTTTAAAAGTAAAATTAGGAAATTTAACTGATAATGATACAGAAGGAACCCCCGCTCATTACTATTTTTATAACCCACCGTTAGCTAAAAATATAATAAAATACGCCGACTTGATAATAGGTGGACAAATTATTCAACGATTAACAGGTGATTACATTAACATGTATGATCAATTATATAGTAACAAGGATGATATAGAACAAACGATGTATTTCTTAAACGGTCATGGAAATCATTTAACAGTTTCCGACACGTATAACACGTTTTATGTTAATTTGCCGTTTTATTTTTTTAGACACCCGAGTTTAGCTATACCCATATGTGCTATAACTCGGCAATTGGTAGAAATTAAGATAACTTTCAAGGATGTACACGAAGATATAACCTTTAAATACACTATCGAAAATGAAGGAGTTGTGCGGCGTGAAAAAACGATGGATGGATCTATCATAAACGCGTCACTCATACCGGATTTTTATTTTATAACAGACGAAGAAAGGCGTTTCTTATTAACACAACCTATGGAGTATGTTATAACTCAATTACAAAAATCTACTATATCATTCAAACCAAATGATATAACTAAATCCGCGTTATTAAAATTTAAAAACCCTGTAAAAGAACTGTTAATGGTAGCAAAAGAATCTACAGATCCGATAGAAGGGGAAGTTCATGACTTATTATTAGACACGGAATCAAATGATCAAGCGTTTTCTACTACTGTTATAGGCACAGGGTCTAAATATAAAAGATCTGATCATAGACTAATAAAAAACGTGAAATTTACATGTAATGGTTCAACGGTTTTTAGTAAAAGTGGTACTGAACTCTCTTATCATAATTCTTTAAAAACGCATATCGGGTGCCCGGATCCCGCTTATGAATTTTATGTACATTCATTTTCTCTTTATCCCGAAAAATACTATTCAACCGGTCAATTAAATATGAGCAGAATTGTTCACAAACATATAAATATAGAAATGGAAGATGTATCATCTACACGGAACACCAAAGTTGATATTTACGCGACGAATTTTAATGTATTAAGCATAAGAAGTGGTTTAGTGGGGTTAAAATTTTAAAAAGTAATAATAGTAATGGCTGGTCGTGTTCAACTAGCTACAACTGGTTCTCAGGACGTATTTTTTACAGAGAACCCGGAATACACACATTTTATAAAAAATTTCAGGAAACACACAAACTTTGCTATATACGATGTAAAACATGAACTGACAGGTGATGTTACATACGGGAGTACATTGAAATGTACTATACCAATAGATTCAGGTGATTTAATTAAATCCATTAGATTACATATAAATTTATCACCATTGGAAACAGACGGTGCATATTATAAATATATAGAATCGATAGGACACGCCATCATAGATCATGTTGATTTGGTAATAGGGGGTCAACTCATACAAAGAATTCCGCGTGACTGGTTACAAATACACAGTGAACATTACATGACTCAAACGAAACAATTAAACTTATCTAAATTAATAGGTAAAAATCCCAACGAATTATCCGGACAACCCGTATCTACATCCATAGATAACTATCTAGATGATGCTACTAAATCTAGAACGTTCATTGTCGATATTCCTTTTTATTTTCATAATAACCCCGAATTATATATTCCATTACACGCTTTTGATTCACATGAATGTGAATTAGAGATTCAATTAAATGAGAAAAAATTTTGTATATACGATTATTTAAATATAATTAACGAGGGATTCGATGAATCTACAGCAATAATCAATTCTATATATCTTCATACAGAAATGGTATTACTCGATTCTCCCGAACGGGGGATTCTAAAAAAATTAAACCGTGATTATGTAATTACTCAAATTCAGCGTAATACTTTTAGAATACCTGTTTCTACAGTGGACGGTATCGATACTGTAAAATGTCGATTAAATTTTACAAATCCGGTAAAGGAATTATATTTCGTAATTTCCCGTGTAAGTAACGAAAACGTGATATACAGTTGTTTTGATTATGATCACCCTTCGCAAATATATCCTACAAATGGTAGATACATTAATTACGAGAATCTTGTGAGTTTAGAAATGACATTAGATAAAGATGTCATTCTTGATAACGTGACCGGAAATTTAATAAATATCAGGGCGGTTCAAAGTGGAATACACCACTCTAGAACTCAACTGTTTAGAAGATTTTATTCATATAGTTTTGCGTTAGAGCCAGAAAAATGGTATCCTACAGGTCACGTAAATTTTAGTACTATTAAAGATCAAAATATATTATTAAATTTGAATAATAATACATCTGACATAAGAGAACTTAGAGTTTATGCACTAAGTAACAATATACTTCGCATTAAAGATGGAAGAGGACAACTTATCTTCCCAAATGGTCCAATCAGCAATTGATATAGTTACACCCGTACTCGAAAATGCGGTAGTATTATCTGGTCAGTACGCAAAAGCATGTGGAAGAAATGTAATTCTCTCTAAAGATATGGAATATTGTATGAAATACTGTGCGATGAATACAGTAGGTGATCAAATTGGGTCTTATTTTCCAGAAATCTACACAGAAGAAGAATCTGATAACGAAGACGAAATAGTTGAAGTCGTCGACGATGAAGATGAAATGTTCGAACCTTACTCGGGTAATGAAGAACTTTTTAAACGTATAAATGATGCATATGATGCATGGGAAGCCTGGAAACCTACGAATCCGTCGGAGGAGATGATTAAAAATGCTATTGATAGTAATGAAAACATGTCACACTCCAGAGGGTTGGAATAAGTGTAACTATAAATCATTTAAGAGTAGTGATTGTTCGGAATCAAGTTCGGAGTCGGAGTCGGAGTCTGAAGATGACGAAAAGAAGAAGCATGTCAGGGGATATCAGAAAAAAATATATAAAAAAATCTTAATTGAAGAAGAATTGTTACCAGAATAAAATATATATAT